GAATATACATTAACATCTATTCACACAAATAATGACGCGCCTTGGATTGGAAGATATTTCAACGATACATTTTCAACAAGTAGTTCTGTATTAAGTTTTTGGGGTGATAATGATGGAACATTTTATTTTCATAATGATAGCACAGCATCAATAAACTTTGGTGTTAATAGTTATTACGCAGATAATTTAGTTATTAGTGATACAAATACAACATCAAATAGGGATTTAATTTTAACAGGTTCATTACATCAATCAGGAACATTTTATCCTGATGTAATTGATTGGGTAAGTAGTTCAATACAACAAGGGACAGGTTCATATGTTTTAACAACAGATTTAGAAGGTGTAACACAATACGACACATACGCAAATGTAGCAGCAGAATTACAACAATATATTGATACAGGTTCATTCAATACAGATGGTTTAATAACCACAGGTTCAATAGGTGGTAGTCAATCAATTACAGGTAGTTTAAATGTATCGGGTGGTATTGTTATTGGGGTGCCTTTTGATGGTGATTATAATAATGGATTTTATGGTGTTGGTTTATCTCAAAACGAAATATCATCATTTTTTAATGTTGTTAATCCATTTTACGCACAAGCAAATTATATTGTAGCAGATAGTGGTTATACATATGATAATGAGTTTAATATAATAGTTTCAAGTGGTTCAATTAAGTTTAATGAATATAACCAAGATAGGGATTATAGTTATAGAGATTGGTTACAAATTAAATCATCAACATCAGGAGCAGCAGGTATTAAACCAATACAACTTTTAAGAAATACAGAAATTACAGGTTCATTAAATGTAAGTGGTGATATTACAGCAAACTCCGCGTCATTCAATTATCTTACAACGATATATGAAACAGCCTCAATTATATATTCATCAGGTTCAAACCAATTTGGAGACGCAAGTAATGATACACAAACATTATGGGGAACGATTAATATACCAACTGGACCAGTTAATATAACAGGTTCATTAACAGATTTTGGTGGTAATTTATATATAGTACAATCAGGACAAACAATACCATTTAGAATAACAGGTTCAGCAGAAGGTGGTAATATTATATTTGGTTTAGGCAATCAACAAATCCCATCAACAGTAACTGGTAGTTGGGTTATTACAGGTTCAAATAATATAATAATGAGGGGTTTAGTTCCTCTCGCAGATGCGGTACTTAACGAACCTGGATATAAAAACTTCATAAGTGGTTCAAATAATATAATAGGTGGATTAGGAACAATAATCGCAAGGACTGGTTCTTTTGGAGAACCGAGTACAAATAATAATATAGTAGGTAGTAATGTTGGATTATATTTTTTATCATCATCATTAGCAAAACCAGTATATAATAATAATATATCAACCGGACAAGTTCAAATATGGCACGATAGTGGTTCAGTATCCGCAAATAATAACATTATTAATTCAACACTTGCGTCATACGCAAATGAAAAAACTTTATCACAAAATACAACAATATCAAATAACGCAATAATAGGAACAGCAGTTAATTTATTTCACAATAGTTCATCAATAACTTATGGTAATAATATTGGTGGTATAAATGTAAATAATAATTATACATCATCAGTTTCAACAGCGGTAAATAATGTTACTGTAAGTGGTAATTTATTTAATGGTTCTTTAAACTTAATTACTATTTCAGGTTCAAATACAGCAAATAGAAGGACATTTTCTTCTAACACAGTATTAGGTAGAAATAATCAAATTAACTCAATTAGTAGTGGTTCAAGTGGAGGACATATGTTGGCAACAACAATATTAGGTGATAATTTAATTGTATCAGCGTCAAATACCTCAATTTCAACAGGTGGTGGTTCTGTATTTGTTGGTAGGTATAACTCAACAGGTTCTAATCAAGAAGGTTCAAATGAAGCAGTATTTGTTGTGGGAACAGGAACATCAGCAAGTAGTAGAAGAAATACATTACATATTGATAGTTTTGGTAATACAAGAATGACTGGTTCGGTTTTTATATCAGGTTCATTAAACTTAAATAATGACGGACAATCAATAATACAAAATAATCAATCAGGAAGAAATGTATTGTATGTTGATAATACATATAAGAACTTCTTTTTTGGTAATGTTCCAAAAGGGCAATCAGGTAGATTTTCTGGTGATACAGGAAACTTTATATTAGCACCAACATATAGTGACTTTCAAACAGGTAGTAATAATATAGTATTATCCGCAAACAATAGTTTCTTTCAATCAGGTAGTAACAATATCTTTATTGGTGACGGAAACTCATTTGGTAATAATGTAAATAATAGTTTATATATTGGTGTTAATGGTATTGGTGTTATACAAAAAGGAAATGGTCTCCCACTACAATTTAATTCAAATACACAAGTAACAGGTTCATTACTTGTTACAAATGGAGCAATAATAACAGGTTCATTAACATCAACAGGTAATTTACAAGGATTTAATATATTAGGTATTGGTATTTCTAATTTTCAAGATAATGTTAATATATCAGGCACCACAACTGTAACAGGTTCAGTAAATATTACAGGACAATATCTTGTTAATGGTGTTCCGTTTAGTGGTGGAACATCTGGTACATCAGGAACGAGTGGTGCGTCAGGCTCATCAGGTGCGTCAGGAAGTTCTGGTACATCAGGTTCTAATGGAACAGATGGTAGTTCAGGCACAAGTGGTGTAGATGGTTCAAGTGGAACATCAGGTAGTAATGGAACATCAGGTAGTAATGGAACAGATGGTAGTTCAGGAACAAGTGGTCTGGCAGGAAGTTCAGGAAGTAGTGGAACAAGTGGAGCAACAGGTGCGTCAGGAAGTTCTGGTAGTAGTGGAACAAGTGGAGCAACAGGTGCGTCAGGAAGTTCTGGTACATCAGGTTCGTCAGGAACATCACCATCTGTAACAGGATATATAACCACAGGTTCAATAGCGACAACACAAACTTTTACAGGTAGTTTATTATTATCAGGTTCATTAACTACAACAGGTTCAGTTAATATGTCTGGTTCTAATGTGTTGAGAGGAACAAATACAATTACAGGTTCTAACTCATTAGAAGGTATTACAAGAATTACAGGTTCTTTATCTGTCGCAAATGGTGGTGTAGTATCTATTAGTAGTTCATTCTCCGCGTCAGGTTCAAATACTTTAAGAGGAACAAATACAATTACAGGTTCAAATACTTTACAAGGTTTAACAACCATTACAGGTTCAAATATTTTACAAGGTCTAACAACTATCACAGGTTCATTACAATTTGATAGTGGTAGTAACATTACAGGTTCAGTTCAAATATCTGGTTCAGTAAAAGGTATTGTTAATAGTTTATCTATCTCATCAACAACAGCGTCGTTAAACTTAACTAATGGAAACTTCTTTACACTATCATTACCAACGGCAGTAAATACATTTGTATCAGCAAGTAATATTACACCAGGTCAAACAATAAATCTTGTTGTATCAAATCAAGGAACAGGTACGGTTACATTTAGTAATAATATTAAACAACCATCAGGTTCATTCTTTGTAGCAACAACAGGAGCAACCGCAGTTGATATTGTAAGTTTAATATCTGTTGATAATAATAATTTATATATGAATAATGTTAAAAATCTTATTTAATGAATTATAGTCCAATTACTTATCTTGGAACAACAGACACAGGTTCATTTTATCCAGCAGGTTCTTATCAAGTTGAATATCTACTTGTAGGTGGTGGTGGAGCAGGTGCCACAAATGGAGCAGGTGGTGGAGGTGGTGGTGGTTTCCTAAACGGATTTACAAATGTAATTTCAGGTTCAAGATATACAGTTACAATCGGAGCGGGTGGAACTTGTCCCGCAGCAAACCAACAAGGTGGTAATGGTAATAATACTTCATTCGGTCAAATCACAGCAATAGGTGGTGGTGGAGCGGGTGGTGGATTATCAGGTGATGGAGTATTTGGTAAAGATGGTGGAAGCGGTGGTGGAGCACACAGACAAGGAGATAGTCCTGGACCGCCTGTAAGGTTAGGTGTATTTGGTTTTGGAAATAGACCATCAAACTTTCCAATAGTATATGGATACAACGGAGCAACAGGTTCCGCATCAGGAACATCAAATGGTGGAGGTGGCGGTGGAGCAGGTCAAGTAGGCGGTAGAGGTGGTGTAACAGCCTCACAAGGAGGAACAGGAGGTTCAGGTAGTTTATTTTATGGAACATTTTACGCAGGTGGTGGCGGTGGCGGAGGTGGAACCGCAACAGCAGCGTTAGGAGGACCAGGTGGTGGTGGAAATGGTGGAACAAATAATATAGCAAATGGTATATCAGGTTCAGTTAATACAGGTGGTGGAGCAGGCGGTCACGGAAATGGAGTGAATGTCGCAGGAGCGTCAGGTGGTAGTGGTATAGCAATAATAAAATATCCAGGAGCACAAGTTGGTTCTGGTGGAACAGTTACAACAAGTGGTTCCTTTACGGTTCATACTTTTTTAAGTAGTTCATTTTTTAATTCATAATATATGTCTCATTACGCAAAAATAGAAAATAATATAGTAGTTGAAGTGATTGTAGCAGAACAAGATTTTATCAATCAAATTGACGGTGAGTGGATACAAACATCTTACAACACAAAAGGTGGAGTACATCTTCAAGGTGGAACACCATTAAGAAAAAATTACGCAGGAATTGGAATGATATACGACAGAGGAAGAGACGCCTTTACAACAGAACAACCGTATAATAGTTGGATATTAAATGAAGATAGTTGTTTATGGGAAGCACCAATACCATATCCAACTGACGGTAATTTTTATTATTGGAATGAAGAAACATTAGAATGGGTGGATAATTTATACTAATAGTTGAGTATAAAAGATAAAATGGATATATTTAAGTAATATGAGTAAAAATAAAATAACATTAGATGGGTTCCAATTTGACGGAGCAGCACGACTACCTCAATATGTAGAATTACTACGAAGAGAAAGTTGGGTGAAGTACGGAGAAACTAATAATCTTTATAGTTCATTTCAGGTATATTACCAGAATGTTCCTATACATCGTTCTTGTCTTCAAGCAAAGATAAACGGGATACAAGGTAAAGAACTTACAACAGAAGACCCAGCACATCAAGAACTAATTATGTTCGCAAACCCTAATGAGGATATATATTCTTTATACAAGAAATTGGTAAAGGACTATATTGTATTAGGAAGTTTTGGAGTACAAGTAATTCGTTCAAACGATGGTGGTATAGCACACTATTACCACACACCAATAGACAAATGGCGTTCAGGTAAAGCGGGAGAAGACGATATAGTAAGAGATTATTATTTTAGTGAGCAATGGGAACGATATAGAGAACCAAGATATGTTCCACAAAGAGTATCTTATTTCAGTATGGAGAACACAGAAGACGCAAGACAATTCTATTACTATAAAGATTATGAACCCAACGGACAATTTTACTACGGTTACCCCGCGTATATTTCAGCGGTTCCATCTTTACAATTAGCAACAGAGATTATCAATCATCATTTAACATCAGTTCAAAATAGTATGACGCCATCTATGGCACTATCGTTGGTAGGAGAAATACCGCCAGCAGAAGAAAGACAAAATATTTTAGATAAATTAAAGATGTTGTATGGTGGAACAAACGGACAAAAGTTTTTCTTAAACTTTATTGAAAGCAACGAACAGAAACCACAAGTAGATGTTATACAACCAACTACAACTGACGGATTATATGAGAACATAGATAAATTGGTTACACAGAATATTATTACCGCACATCAAATTACATCTCCTTTGTTGTTAGGTATTAGAGAAAGTGGAACATCAGGATTAGGAAGTAATAAAGATGAGATTTTAGTATCTTACAATCACTTCATCAATACATCTTGTAAGCCAGTACAAAGATTAATTTTAGGTGAGTTAGAGAGAATGATATTCTTGAAGACAAAGGTTAAAGTAAAATTAGTGTTAGAACAAAACCCAATATTAGATTTAGATGAATTACCAAATGAAGTTGGTGTAAGTCCAAAAGGTGGTGAAACAAAATCAACATTACCAGACCCTGGTAGTGAGACCGAAATGTCTGTGAATGAGAATATTAAAAAATTGTCTGGCAGAGAATATCAAGGTCTAATGAGAATTGTAAGAGAATATACAAAAAATAAAATGACCCGCGAACAAGCGAAACAAATGTTAAAATCAGGATATGGTTTAACAGAAGAAGATTGTAGTGCGTGGTTAGGTGAAGAAGAAGAAACAATATAAACTATGAGTAATTATGTCCTGTTAGTAAGTAACGATAAACTTACATCATTAACAAGTTTAAGTCCCAATTTAGACGCACATACATTAAGACCGAATATATTTTATAGTCAGACACAATTTCAACAAATTGTAGGTGATTTACAATATAATCAAATATGTAATACTATATTAACTGGTGGCACATTTTCTGAAATAGAAACGCAACTAATGTCCTACGCGCAAGATTTTTTAATTTGGACGGCAGCCCACGAGAGCACACTTTCTATCTATATGAAGATGGTAAATAATGGTGTAACATCTGGAACAGATGGTGATGGTAGAAAGTCAGCAAGTATTGAAGAGATTAAGTTTCTTCGTTCTATGTTACAAAACAGAGCGGATACATACAGGAAACAATTACAAGAGTTTATTAGAATTAATTTAGGTTCATTCCCACTTATCGCACAATCAAACTCAAATCAAGTTGTTCGTTCTAAAAGATGGGCGAACTATTTTAGTGGGATACATATTGATGATAAGGTATATAGAGGAACACATTATTATTGGAAGGACATAGCACAATATTCGGAACTGGACCATACTGACCCTCCTAATTGTGATTGGTAAAATATAAAACAAAATGATAGAACAAATAGTAATGACGGTTGTAACCACCTTGATAGGTTACTTTGTAGGATATAGAAAATCCAAAAATGAAATTGAAGGTGGAAGATTAGAAAATCTTGAAAAGAGTTTAACTATATATCAGTTAATGATTGATGACTTATCTAAAAAAGTGGAAGAATTATCTTCACATATTGTTAGGTTAGAAAGTACGATTGATAATTTAAGAAAAGAGAATAACAAATTAAAAGGTAGTATCTAATGAGCAATCCAAACACATCGGGACTACCACCGTATAACGAACAGAGAACAAAGAAATTAAAGTCCAAAACTATTTTGGTTGATAAAATATTACCTACTTTGAAAATGATTAAGAAGAAGGAAGAGGAAGAAATTAAAAAATATAGAAGTGGCAAAAAGTAAATCATCAACTAACAAAGTAACCTTTGGTAAAAGGAAAGGTGGTAGATATAAAAAATCATACAACAAACACGACCGCAAAGCACGATGAAAAATATTAGAAACTATTTTTACGAGAAGGAGTTAGAACAGAACCAACATCTATTCAAATCAGCAGAGATGTTAGAGGTTAAACTTGCGGGTGGTGTATCTTTTGATTATGATGATACATTATCAACTGAACGAGGTAAGACCATAGCAAAACAATTATTAGGTAAGGGTGTAGATTTACATATCATCACAAGACGACAAGAGAGTGATTTAGGACCTGTTATTAAAGTGGGTGAGGAGTTAGGTATAAACAGAAATAAAATCCACGCAACGAACGGAAAATTGAAATGGGAACTAATCAAGAGATTAGGTATTACAAAACACTACGACAACAACCCAAAGGAATTAGAAGCAATTACAAAAAACCTACCAAATGTTAAGGTGGTTCAATTCAGTTTAGAAGAATATTAATGTTCTCTGGCAAACGCCACAATCAACATTTTTGCCAGACAACTTTCGGAACAGCACAAAAAAAACCCCCACCATTTCTGATGAGGGCGTTAGGACACTTATGAGTAACCTAACTATTGGGGGACAAAACACTACTATCTTCCTCTAACATTTTTAATAATACAGATTTAATTACAACCATTTCGTCAATACATATTTCTGTTTTTGATGAAGGTGGTTCTCCGTTACATATTTCAATTAGTGTATCAATATACATATCTAATATATGTGCGGTTAGGTTTTTTTCTTCGGGTGTAAGTTCCATATTATTTAATTTTATCTAATACTTTATTTTCATATTGTAACTTATCAATAATAGAATTGATATATTCTATCTTACCTATATTATCAGTAGGAGTATTTTTAATTTCTTTCCATAAATTAATTCTGATACAAGCAAGGTCATTTTTAGTTAGTGTTACATCAACTGTTTCTAACATTTCTTTTTCCATCTCTTCTTCCAATTTTTTTATATCTACTTTCATATTATTTAATTAAATGTTTTTTAACATCGTTAGTAAAAGATTTATATTAGGTTCATCATCATTATTATAAAAATTATCATAATGTATCTTAAATCCATTATAGAGCGTTTCTTCTTTTATTTCATCACTTTGATTATTCCTACCATTCTCTAAAAAAAGTTCAGCAAGTTTTACATATAAATCCCAATAATTATTTGAGATTTTGTATCCATCTTCAATCAATCTTAACATCGCGTTTTGTTGATATTCCATATTATTTTATTTTAGTTTTTACAAATACAGGTTCATCAAGATAATTACCATATCCACCCTCTTCTTCTAACACATCAATTAATTGATTAAACGCGTCTATCGCCTCGTTTATATCATCGGTCACAAAAAATAGATTTGTAGATATGGCGTTACAAGTACAATTAGGTTCATCATCGTTTGATAAAAATAACGCAAATCCTTTCACATCACCTTTTTCAAATCTACTAATAACATAACCTTGTTTAATTTCTAATAAATTATACATAATATTTTATTTAGATGTTGTTAAAAACTTAAATTGATTTGGTTGTAATTGGGATTGAGTATAACACCATAAGATGTATATAAACAAATCACTTTTAACACCATAGGTTTCTCTTACTGATGGTTTCATCATACCTCCATCAATATAATTTGTCGCAATACTACGCCAATTATCACTAACCCAATTATACAATTCTTCACTATGTTCGTCTTCACATAGAGCAATAACGAATAACTCAAATGTTAAGTTTGGATTAACAAGTCCATCGTCTTTCATTTTTTCTGTTACTTTTTGATAGTCCTGTATTAAACTATCTCTCTTTGTTTTGTAGAACCCTTTAAGGTTCTTGATGTAATTTTTCATAAGTGTTTTAATTTTTTGTAAAGGTAGGGAGAATAAATCTCCCCACCTAATTTAATTTAATTTGTTTCGTAAAAGTAAGTGTTAATTTTAACCTTACCATTTTCATCAAAGAATAAAACTAATTTCTCTCCGTCAAGTTTTAATTCTTCCACAATCATATCGGTGTCTTCCGCACCATTCATACCACTTAATTCACCACCAAACTTTTCATAAATCACATTAATCATTTGTCCTAATTCAATACAAAATGATTTAAACTCCTCATACTGATTTGAGTTTAATTGGAACTTATCAAGGATTTGTAAATCCTCACAAACTTCTTCCACATAAACTCTGTGAGTAAGGTGGTCTTGATGATACGGGATTGTGTAAATTAATTCCCACATCGTAACTTTTTCTTTTTTCATAAGCGTTTTAGTTCAGATTTTGTCCTGTCCCCGATTTAATTTGTTAAAGAACTTTGTTGTCTCTCACAACAACACCACAAAGATACGCGCGCGTAACAACATATCCAAATAAACTTATCCACATATACAAAATAAAATGTGGATAAATAATTTTGGTAGATTGAAAAAATAGTTATACCTTTGTGGGGGGGTTTGTCTGTAATTTATTTTTGCCAGACAACATTCGTAATGTGGATAAGTTGTGTAAAATATTATAGGGAAAAATTAGGTTAGTAAGTTTTACAACCAGTAAGTCATTAGAGACGATTTAAGAGACCCTATTTTTTTTGGATACATTACCTCACCCGTAGGGAGAAAGTCCCACCAGTAGGTTTGTGGATAAAGTAGTAGGTAGTGTGGAAAAATACCCATAAAAAGATTAGGCGGTGTGGTTGGAATGTATTACCTTTATGGTGTGGGAGTACCACATAAGTTCTTTAACAATTTAAAACAAAACACTTATGAAAGTGAAAGACAAACTGGGTTGGACCTTCAAGTTAAAAATGGAGGACCTGACCGAAATGGAAACCTGTATTGAGGTTTTTGAAAGGGGAGCAAACGCCCTACGAATTAAGTATGTAACATCACACGATGAGAAGTACCGAGACCTTTACGAAGAACTACTCGCCCTTGAAGAAGATGACGAGAAGGCAGTAGAGGAATTGGTAAAATCATTCTGTGAGGAACACAACGAGGAGTACGCGATGGTTATGTTCCGCGTTGGTATGGGTCGTTTGAAGTATGACTATTGGGATTGGGCAAACGCAACAAAGTATGTAGCCCGTCTTCAAGAAGCGTACGACAGAGTGAATTATGGTGAGGATACACAATCCTTTTAAAACAAGAACCCCCACAGAAATGTGGGGGTTTTGTATTGTATAATACGGGAGGGTTGTATAACTAATAATCAAATGGCACTATGAAATAAAAATTACCCTCCACTACTAATATATATAAAATAGAAAAAGATGTAAAGTATATTGGAACACCAGTCCTCAACTCTACATCTTGTATTTAGAAATGGAACAATAAATTAGATGTTGTCCTCATCATATTTTGCCAGTAAATAATTATCTACCAACTCCACCCAACTCTTATCTCCTGTTTCAATAAACTGAATGTATCGTTCAGTCATCTTGATAAGTTCTTTGGTGGTGAGTTTAATTTGGTTCATCTTACAAAAATCTAACACCGCACGCAACGCAGCCGTACGATTGATTTGTGGTTGGATATGTTCCTTGTAAAGTTGGGTTCTGTCAAACCCTAATTGTAAATCTTGAAATTGTGCCATTTCTGTTTTGTTTTATTGTTATTATTTATTACACTACTAATATACGCAAAATAATTGGTATAAAAAAATATTTGAAAAAAAACTTTTAAGATTTGGAACTTCCACTTTTTATTCGTATATTTATTAATGTCCCCTCTTACAGTATAGGACTTAAAAGATTTTAAAGGTTATTGAATGAAAGACGAGGTAAGAGGCGTTGAGTAGTCCAGTAACCTTTTTTTATTAAACTAAAACCAATAATATGGAAAAGAAAAGTTTTGTGTTCTACATCAGTTGGAACGAAGCAATTAAAGAGATGAATGAACCACAGGTTCGTAATTTCATCAATAACCTATGTAATTACGCAGAGGGTAAAGATGTTGTCTTGAATGACCTAACAGAGAGAATAATGTGGTCGCAGACGCAACCCCTGTTGGATTATAATGAAGGTAAGAGACAGAAGAGAATTGAGAATGGTAGAAAGGGTGGGTTAAGTAAAGTAACACCTACTAACCAAAATCAAGTCCAATCAACTCCACTTAACTCCACTAACCAAAATGAAGTGGTCTTAACTCCACTAACCGAAGAAGGTAGAGGGTTGAAGGAAGATGGTAGAAGGTTGAAGGAAGAAGGTAGAGGGTTGAAGGAAGAAGGACGAGAGTTGAAGGAAGACAGAACACCTATCATTAAAAAATTGTTGAGGTATAATAAACAATTAATTGAAGAAGGTTTAGTAACAGTAGAACAAATAGAAACATTATCATTAACTGACGCAAGGTATATATTGAACGATATGTTCTACGATACTATACCAGATTGGGAAGACAAACTCAACAAGAAAGGTTACGAAGGTTTCAGTATATATTTGCGTCAAAAGAATATTGAGTTAGATTATATTTTAGACGCAGCAATTAAAACATATCAACTACTATGAAACTAACAAGAACAAATGAATGGGTATGGCGTACTGGTGAATTATCGTACAAACAATTTACTCAACTGACGAAGGAAGAAAAAGACGAACACATAAACCTACTACTACAATTAGGAGAAGAGAACCTATCAACTAATGACCTGTATATACTTTCTATATACGCACCAAATAAACTATCTACACCAAAGAAAAACAATTTTTTTGAATTATGAAATTAGTTTGGCGCAACTCAACTATTTTTATATTTATAGATAGAACAAATAAAATCTTGCCTGTTGTATAGAATAAACAGAAGTTAATTATGAATGAAGAAATATTATCTGGTTTGATTAAAGCAACTATCCTACCAGACGCACAGAAGAATGGGGAGTTTGACCCAAGTGATTTAAGTTCAGTTCAACGCAATATGGAGTTAGAACTAAAATCAATTACCAAACATTATGGTCGCGTGATGATTGAACGCAAGAAGTACGATGAATTATTTGAATTACCCAACGAACCTAAACTACGATATGTAGTATCAACACCAAAGGGTGTATGGTCGTTTGACCTACGCAAAATCATTATACCAGACGACTGGTGGAAACAAGTATGGATAAGTAATGTATCAACCTACTATCATAGAAACATAGAAGGTACATACAAGAATGTAGCGTTCTTACCATTAGGTTGGGCAAAGAACATATCAACTTTAATTGGTTGGTCGGAAGATTTGTAGGCGTTTGGTGTTTCCAAAACTATTTATAGTAATGGTATGTAATAAATGTAAGGAAGACAGAACGATAGACAATTACGACACATACTATCACTCAAATCACAAAAAACATTTTACAAGGAAGATATGTAAGTTTTGTATGAGGATAGGTTATAGGAATTATAAACTACGAGTTAAGGAAGAGAAAAGAATTAAACTACTTTTAGTAAATGGTGGTAAGTATTGTTCCAAATGTAATGAACTAAAACTACCCGATGAATATTACATCAATCGTTCTATATGTAAGGATTGTGTCCGACACATAGAAAGGGAGAAGGATAGAATAGAACGAGAGGAACGAGAACGATTAAGAGTAGAAGAAGGATTTTCCAACAAGAGGGTTCCCGCAAAACCTGGTGACTACGCAGATGAATTACAAAGAAAATCTACCTATGAAATATTAACGATAATGGGTTGGTCGTACAATCCCGATAATGATACATTCTATAAACTCCCGTTAAAGGACCATACAGGTCTCTGGTTGAACTTAAAGGACGATGGTGATACAAGAACACTAAATCAAAGAAAGAGGTTCCTAATGAGGAGGAATATAACAATTAAGAACCTACCACAAATATCGGTGGATAAACATAGAAGAAAGACCACACCAACAGATGAAGTATTAAATGATATTTGTTATGACTACTTCATAAATAAATTATCAATCACACAAATAAGTAAGAAGTATGAGATAAACCACAACTCCGCACATCAGTACATCAGTATGGTATATAAAATTATGGAAGATAATGTTTAATTTATCAGACAAATATTATACATTAAATAAAAAGGGTGAAACCTTTTCAACGCCAGCAGCCGCAAATAAAGTTCTACTCCCATCTTTATTTCACTCACTGGCGTTTTTTTTTACTAAAACCGATATTTATTATATGAATAGGATACGCAAACACAAAACTAAATTAATGATTTTAATGGGACCGAAAGTATTTCGTATGGTTGAAAAAATAAAGAAGAACTATAATGATGAGTATTTTACTATGACCGAAATAGAACAGGACCAGGTCGCAGAAGAAATAGCAACCATCATTATCCATATCGTAATAGGGTTCTTTAATGAATATTCACAGGAAGAACTACCCGACCTATATGACCTTGCCATAACTAATCTCAAATCGTTAGAGGACCATTTTGTGGAACTTGAATTATACTCTTACGCAGCGATGATTAAAGACAGTATAACTAAATTAAATAATGACCTTTCTACTTTGGTTGAACCAAAACTATAACCAACTTAAACAACTGGCAGTAAAAATTGATAATGTTAATGGTGAAGAAGTATTACATTTTACATTAGAAAAGTTCTTAACCCGAACTGATACAAAGTTCTTTGATGAACTTGAAGACAACGACAAACTCAAATATTTGTCTCGCACACTCAAACTACAAGCAACAAGTGAAACCTCACAATTTTATAGGGAGTTTAAAAGATTTACAATTCTATCCAAAGATGTTATATTAGAATTAGAAGAAGAGCACTATGAAGAAAATGAAATAGAACAAACCAAATTACGGTTCATAGACGAACAACTCAAACAAGGTAATTGGTTCTCATCACTTTTATTCAAGCGTTATTGTGAGACAGGATATTCAGCAAAGAGATTAGCGGGAGAATTGTTAATACCATTATCAACCGTACAATATCATATAAGGAAGGTTAGGACTGAAATAAGAACTAATTGGGATAAAAACAAAGGAAAATATGGAAACAACTAAAACTATTAAGGAGGATATTATATATCCAGATACACCCGATGGACTACTCGCAAAGGAATTAAAGGAGTGGTATGAAGAACAGGGTAGAATAATTAAAGAACAAATGGATAAAGAAGATGGGGTGTAATTGTAAGGGTAAGAAGAACCCTGTGATAGATGAGTTAGCCTATTTAGAATTAATCAAGATAGGAGTAATAGATAATGGTAAGTTAAGTACGAACCAAAAGAACTTACTATACGACTACTACAATAAGATAGAAGGTGTGGAACAAGTATTATATACCTGTGGTAATTGTTGGGATGCGTTTATAAAAGAAAAATTAAGTGAATTATGGAAAAGAAAGAGTTTAGAAAATCTACAAAGTTAGAAATAGAAAAGAGAATAGATGAATGTATAGATACAATCATAACAGGACACAAGAACTATTCTATGTTTTGTGAGTGGTTTATGGAAACCTATGATATGTCTAAACACAACGCACACAAGTATTGGGTGAAGTGTTGGGATATAATCAAGTCAAGGTTTGCGTTAGAACAGACCCAATTAATATCAAAACAGATATACGAGTTATACGACCTATACAAACAAGCAAAGGACTTGGGGGACTTTACCAATAGTAGAAAGATATTGGAGGACATACGAAAAATACAAGGAATTGATAGTCCTGAAAAAATAAACATTAAACACGAAGGAACAATCACAGTTTCCTTTGGTGACGAAACAAATTAGTATGAGAGAAATAAAAGGGATAATTAATAGTGAGAACCCAACAGAACACTGGGGTTTCCTACCAATTAAAGATGAGACAATCCTTGATTTGGGTTGTGGGATAAACAACAACGAACACGCACCAACACCTGTATATTGGATACAGAATGGTGCGAAACAAGTATATGGGATAGACCCATCACAACAATCATACGAATGGTTCAAGACAAACTTTGTTGTAAAGAATTGTTTATTCATTATGGATTATGTGGATAGAGTAGAAAAGTTTGAGTTATATATTGGAGCAGTAGAACCAACCGTATGTAAGATTGATGTTGAGGGTAGTGAGATTTTTATGAACGCAATAGACCCACAACTATTAGAAACCGTTAAACACTTTGGTATTGAGTACCATAACTTACCTTGTCTATTATCAATAGAAAATCTATTAGAGAATAACGGATACACATTAGAGTATTACAAGTTCAATCATTTAGATATTGATTATCAAGGTGTATTACACGCGTATAAAGATTAAATTATGAGGGAGATAAGAATAGGAGATTGTTTTGAGTTAATCAAACAACTACCAGACAACTCGGTAGATTTAGTAATAACATCACCACCGTACGCCGATATTATCAATTACGGAAAGAATATATCAGTTCAAAAACCTGATGAATATTGTGATTGGTTATTACCCATTTTTAATGAGATTTACAGGGTCTTAAAACCGAGTGGTAGTTTCATACTAAACATAAATGATAATTGTAAGAATGGGTTAAGAAACCCCTTTGTGTATGAATTAATATATCGTTCCCAAAAGGAAACCAAATTAAAGTTCTACGATACATACTTGTGGCACAAAATGAACGGCATCCCTAATGGTTCAAAGAAAAGATTTAGAAACAATACAGAGTTTATATTCCATTTTGTTAAAGACCAAAAGGAATTAAAGTTCTATATGGATAGAGTAATGAAAGAACCAGCACAATCATACACCGATAGAAAGAAATATAAATGGACTGTAACTAATCACGGACAAACAAAAGATGGTGAAAGAGTTGGTAAAGAAATGATTGATGGTAAAGATTTACCTGATTTAATTAGACCTGATAATGTTGTTAGGTTTCACACAGCAGGACACGCAAGAGACAATACAATCAAACACCCCGCACCATTTTATAAGGACTTACCCCTATACTACATAAACTTACTAACAGACGAGAACGATTTGTGTGTAGATATTTTTAGTGGTATAGCGACGACTGGTTTAGCGTGTAAGGAATTATCAAGACAATACATAGGATTTGAGTTGAATGAGAAATACGCAGAGTTTAGTAAGAAGAGAATGGAAGGTGAGGAATTAGAATTATATAGAGTGGTTCAATACGATTTAGATGGAAACTTTATAGCGTCATACAAGAATAGATTAGAAGCGTCCAAAGCAACAGGGATTGACGATGGAGACATAATGAGAACCTACAACAGAACAAAGTTTAATAGTAGGGGTGGGTTTATATGGAAATTAGAAAAAGATGAATATAAAACTATTTAAACCACACGCAAAACAACGCGAGTGTATCAACCAGATTGAAAGTTGTCTGGCAAAGTATATCATCATAGATTGTGGTCGTCAGTTCGGTAAGTCATTACTTGCGATGAACCTATTACTCAAATGGAGTTTAGAGAACGACAATAGTGTAGGGTTTTGGGTTTCACCTATCTACTCACAAGCAAAGAAAGTATTTGATGAGTTAAGTAAAGCACTAAAAGAAACAGGATTAGTTAAGTCAGTTAATAGAACAGAAATATGGATTAAGTTTAATAATGGTTCAGTAATACATTTCAAGTCAGCGGAGAAGGCGGATAATTTAAGAGGATATACATTAGATTTTTGTGTAATGGACGAGGCAGCCTTTATGAGAGATAGTGTGTGGAATGAAATACTACGACCAGCAACACTTGTAAAAGGTAAAAGAATATTGTTTATATCAACACCAAAGGGTAAGAACTATTTTTATCAAATATACAATAGAGGAATGAGTGATGACTACCCTGAATATCTATCCCTGAAATATACATCATACGATACACCATTTATTACAAAG